GGCTCGCCGTCCGCGCCGCGGCGGCGGAGGTGTTCGATGACTGGGCGTCCTGACGACGGCTCCGGCTCCGGCTACGACGACGGCTACGGCTACGGCTACGGCTCCGGCTCCGGCTACGGCTACGGCGACGGCTCCGGCTACGGCTACGGCTACGGCGACGGCTCCGGCGACGGCTCCGGCTCCGGATGACGGTCATGATTTGGTATCCCGAGGTTGCCCGCGTGTTGGGTGATGAGCGCCCGCATGGGGTGATCGTTGGTGAGAGCCCCGAGGGTCGGATGGTGCCGTTCGGGTTGGTGGCGGCCCTACCGCTCCGGTACGGGGACGGCACCCTGTATCTGCTGGCTCGTGACGGTCGGCAGTTCTTGGCGATCGTGGGCAACGAGTACCCGTCGTCCATTGTTGAGGTTCCTGCTCGGCTGGTGGATCCGTTGGTGAGTTTTCTGTTGGGAAGCTAGCACCGTCTGTCACGGCGCGATACAGTCATGGGGTGTCGGATTGGTGTTTCAGCGGACACCGGCCCGGCACCCCATCTGCGATGGAAGGAATCCGATGGACCATCAACCGTTAGCCGCCGATGAAATGCTCTACGACGATGACGACCCGATGACCCCGGCTGAGATGTACTTGGGGCCGGCCGCGACCCCGGACAGTCAGGACAAGGCGGCGTGGCACAACCGGAAGGCCGACGCGATTCGTCGTCAGCTCGCCGCTGAGCGTGCCGTGTTCGAGGCCGAGATCGAGCGGGTTCGGGAGCGGATGAACGGTCGGGCAGCGACCCTGACCCGTCAAGCCGAATGGCACGAGAAGGCGGTGGAGTCGTGGCACCGAGCGCACGCTAAGACGGTCGGCAAGACCGTCCACTTCCCGACCGGTCGCCCGTCTACGCTCCGGGGCCGGCAACCGAAAGCGGAGATCTACGACGAAGACGCGTTCCGGGCTTGGCTTGTGACGGTCGACCTTGAGGACAAGATCTACGTGGCGAAGGAACCGGTCTTGTCCAAGGAAGCGCTCAAGAAGGAGCTGGCGAAGGAAGCGAAGAAGGGTGCTGAGCCGGGTTCGGTCCTGTCGGTCGTTCACCCAGAGACTGGGGAGGTCGCGCCGGGTGTCCGGTTCCGGGTGCTCGGTGACCGGTGGTCGGGGACGGATAAGGAGACCGGGCAGTGAGGACGATGCGGATGACGTCGAATGATCTGGAGTGGCGGGCCAGGGTGGTGGAGGAGCTGGGGCAGCGTCACGGCACGAGTCTGCATGGCCTTCACTCCAGGTTCGCTGGTGGTCTTGTCGGCCGGCTCGGGGAACGGGTGTCGGAGTTGCAGATCATTCTGTTGGGGTTGATCGCTGACGGTGAGGTTGAGGCGTTCCGCGGCCCTGAGACCGGTCGCTTGTTGTTCAGGGTGAGTGACCGTGATGAGTGATGCGGACCGGACCGAGCTGGTCGAAGATCTCTCCGGCTTGGACGCTGAGGCTTGGCTCAAGGATTTCGTGGCTAATTGCCTGCACCGGTTCCCGCCGGAGCAGGTCGGGAAGTTGCCTCGGATCACATGCCGTGACTGTTCCCAGTCGAAGGGCACGAAGTGCTGTGACAAGCACCAGAAGCAGGATTGCCGGGTGTGCGGGAACTGGATCACGACCCAGCACATGCACCTCGATTATGTGGGGCATGCTGAGTTGACGGCCCGCTTGCTGGAGTTGGATCCGGTCTGGAATTGGGAGCCGGTCGCGTTCGACGAGCGGGGGTTGCCGGCGATCTCGAACCGTGACGGGCAGTGTGTGATGTGGATCCAGTTGACGGTCCGGGGGATCACCCGTTTGGGTGTGGGCACTTGCTCGGCGTCCAAGGATGAGGTTCACAAGGAGCTTGTGGGCGACGCCTTGAGGAATGCCGCGATAAGGTTCGGGATCGCGTTGGATTTGTGGGCTAAGTCGGATCTGGCCGGTTCGTTCGATGCGGATGACGGTCCGGCGGCTGACGCTTCCCCGCGCGGGGAACGCTCAGCTGTGCAGGCGGGCAGCGATGGCCCCGATCTGCAAGCCCGGTTCGATGCCCTGCAAGGTCCGGCGATGCTGCGCGCCAAGAAGGATTTGGCTAAGGCCGGGTTGTGGCCGCTCGCCAAGGTCGGTGGCGACCGGTCGGCGGAAGCGACGTCGATTATCACCGGACACGCCACCAGCGCCGCACAGCGGCCCGCTGAGGGCTCCCAAGGCGAAGGACGGGCGGATACCGCAGGGTCGGGCGGGTCCCCTGAGAATGGCTCTGCTGGCGTCTCAGGGGACCCGGTGCCGCTTCGTGAAGTGCTGATCAACCAGCATTTCTTGAAGCTGAAGGGCCAGTTCGCGAAGGACGCTAAGAAGTCGTTGGAGGCAGCGGGGTTCTGGCCTGTGACCGATGTCGCTGAGCCGGATCTTCAAGACGCGATCGAGGTTGTGTCGATGTTCACCGAAGCGCAGGGCAAGGCGTCGTGACCAGGGTCATGGGGGTTGACCCGTCGCTCACCGCCACCGGGCTCGTGTACGACTCCGGTGGTGGCGGGATCGGTGAGGTTGTTCTCAAGACTCGACTTAGGGGGATTTCGCGGATGCGGCAGCTCCGGGATGCTGCGCATTCGGAGGTCCTGCACAATGGCCCTATGGCGGTGATCGTGATCGAGGGTCCCGCGTTCGCGTCGTCGACCGGTCAGGCCCACGAACGCGGTGGGTTGTGGTGGCTCCTCATGGATCTGTTCTTTGAGGTTCGGGTGCCTGTGTTGGTGATCCCACCGACGAACCTTAAGAAGTTCGCTACGGGAACAGGGACCGCCAAGAAAGATCGGGTGGTGTCGGAGGTGACCCACCGGACCGGTCGAGTGTTCGACTCGAACGATGTAGTCGATGCGATGGTGTTGTACTGCATCGGCCGGTTCCTGCTGGGGTTGCCGCACCCGTTGGGTGAGCTGCCGGGACCTCATCGGGCAGCGTTGGACAAGATCGAGCTGCCGAAGGAGCTGAAACATGGAGTCAAGTAACGGGCAGGGTCGGCGGCGACCGATCCTCGGGTCGCTTGAGCAGGGTGTTTGGGATGTCCCGGCCCGCCCGAAGCCGTACCCGCCAGAGCGGGGCTGGGGCGTTGTGCTCGCATACTGCCAGCTCACACTCTTAGCTTCCGCTCTCGTGTTCCCGTTGGTTCCCGACGGCTGGGCGCTTAAGGCGGTCTCCTGGTTGATGCTGGTCGTGGTGGGTGTCGGCACAACCGCCGCGGTCGAGTACCTCCGACGGTCGCGCTGATGTTCATGGACCCGGTTATCGCCGCTTCGCTTTTGGTTTCCCGGTCGGGTGGCCAAGATTTCGAGTTCGGCTACACATGCCCGCACCAACCGGGCGCTGGGAAAGGCCACAGTTGCAGTGAGTTGACGTGGTGGGCGTCCGCGAAGTGGAAGGGCACGAAGGTCCTCGCGGACGGTCACAAGTCCCCGCCGGGGGCAGCGATAACGCTGGCGGTCAAGATCCTCATGACTTCGCGCTGCAAGTGCGGCCGCCCGGTGGTGCTCGACGACGAGTCGAAGGGCTGCCGGTGGAAGCTCATGGGTGAGCGGTGGGTGGCCGGTTGTGACGATGCCCCGATCTCGATCCCGGTGGGTGCCCACGGTGATCTCATCAAGATGAGCCGGGCAGCTGACGCGAAGCTGGTGAACCGTGAGCAGCGCCGTCATGCTGAGCGCGCCCGGCGCCGGTCCGGTCCGCTGGAACCACCTAACCGTGGTGGCTAGGCTGGTTGTCCCTCCCCTGTACGCGACGGAACCCGGCCTTGGGAGGGGGTAGGTGCCGGGTTCCGTGAGTCTTTCACCTCTACGACAAAGCGAAAGGATTATTCGATGTCCGATCTTAGCGGTTCCCCGCGCGGGGAACCACTCGCTTCGCCCGAGAAATCTTCACCGGAGGAACCCGGAGCTGCTCCGGGCCCGAACTTCTACCGGTTGGCGGAGCTTCACGCCGAGTTGTGGCGGGAGTTTGAAACCCTGCTGAACCTGCTGGTCATCTACCACGACGACCCGTGTATCCCATCCGACGATGGGGGGTGCTCCGAGCATGTGGCACCGGGACGGGATCCGATCCCGGACTGCCTGTTGACGTGGGTCGATTCGACCCTGACTCGACAGGAGGACCGGACCGATTGCCCGTACTACCGGTATCAGCGGGCGCTCAGCAAGATCACGGGGTCATTGAGGAACGATGTCGTCGATGCGGTGAAGCTGGCGGCTGGTGAAGGGGCGTTCGGTCCGGGCACGTGCTCGCATGGGTGCCACGAAGACGAGCCGGTGTGTGTCACGGGATGACCGATCAACTGGCGTTGTTCGCCCCTGGTTTCAATGGGGGCGATGTCCCTTCGATCGACGAGCGGCGACGCGCCGCCACCGGAGCCGATCAGGCGATGCTCACCGCGAGGTTTGACCTGTGGTGGAAGCATTGGCCGCCCGGCCGGTCACGCGGCGACCGTCAAACCGCGTTGCGGGCGTGGCGGAAGGCGGTCAAAGCGGGTGTCCCGATCACCGAGCTTGACCGTCAGCAGGAACACTACTTGGCCGCCCGCCGTCTGTACCGGTCTCTCCACAGCGCTGAAGCCCCATTGATGCACGGCTCGACGTTCCTCAACAGCAAACGAGTGCAGTGGGATGAGCCGTGGTCAGAGCAGGATGTGCGGGCGTATTGGCCGCCACCCCGCGGTTGGGACGCTAAGGAAACGGGGGCTGAGCGGATGCGTCGTGTCATGGCCCAGATGGGCGGCGGTCATGGCTAGCAACCGTCGGGCGTCGGTGCTCGAACAGGTCGGGTCGATGCTGGCCGCCTGGTGGACGTTCCCGCCGTCTGATGATGAGTTGGCAGCGATCGCCAGTGCAGCCGAGCCGTGGAGCGACGCCGATGTGGACGTTCTGTTGGACGCGGTCGAGGAAGCGACGCGGACCCAGACGGACCGGCGGCCCACGGTGGCGTGGATCGTCGGCAACGCGAGGCAGCGGCTGAAGTTGCGTCGGGCTCAGCGCAGCACGGGGGTGACTCGCCCTGGGTGCACGTTGTGTCGTGGTGGGCGGATGATCGCGGTTGAGGGCGCGGCGGGGTTGCCGTTCACCGATCCGTCGTTGTCGCCGTTGGGCTGTGAGCTGGCCCCGTGCCCGAACTGTGCCCACCTTTCACACGAGTTGTGGAAAGCTGGGGCGTACGACATCGACGCCGACCGGCGGCATCCCCGGTTCGCGGCGATCGTGGCCGAGTACAAGCAACCACCCAAGAAGTAGCCGTGAGACGGCCGTAGAGCGCTCCTGAGGGCCGCTGGCCGGTCGGATGGTACTTGCCTACCGGATCAGGCCCAAGCGGCTGATTGGAGGAAACGGCAGTCATGACCGATGAGCGAGCCGTGTCGCTGTTCTGGGCTCAGTTCGACGGGGTCCGCCCCGGACCGCCTGCCGCCACCGGCACGGTTGCCGCTACACCCGACCGGGAACGGTGCCTGCAATGGGCAGCTAACCTCGTGATAGTGGCCCTGTTCGCGGGGTTGGTGTCCGCTGCTGGGTGGCTGGGTTGGAGGTCGGGTGTCCGGCGTCGATGAGCACAAGTGGTCCGACGTCACCAGGAACGGTGCGATTGTTCACTGCTGTGTCCGTTGCGGGGCACTGCCGGGTGATGACGAGCGTTGCCCCTGGGTCAGCGGGTTCCTCGTGTTCTGGACTGACCGGCCCCAGAGGACTGGAGTGGTGTTCCTGGATTGATCGGCTGCCATCCTTTGGTGGTGACCGGTTGGCGTTCCAAGGCGAGATGTGCGGGCATGCCGCCATCCTGGTGGTTCCCCGAGCGCGGTGAGGGTGTCGATAATCACGGCACTCTCGCTAAGGGGGTGTGCGCTGATTGCACGGTCCGGGTCGAATGCTTGACGTACGCGGTTGAGGTGGGCGAGTCGGCCGGTATTTGGGGAGGGGTAGGAGAGGACCGCCGGGCCGGGTTGCGGCGTGTGTACCTGTCCGGTGACGCGGTGGAGTGGGTTAGGGCCTTGGCGGCTGAGGCGGATCACATAGCGGTGTCGATCAGCGGGTTCCCCGATGATCGGGTGCCGGTGTGGCAGGCCCCGTGTGTGCGGTGCGGTGACCGGATCTGGTCGGGGACCCCGCCCCCTGACCGGAACGGCCCGAACGCGACGTGTGGCCGGCCGTCGACGTATAACCGTGGGTGCCGGTGTGAGCGGTGCGTGCTCGGGAAAGGACGGTACGCGGGCAAGAAATCCGGGGCTAACGGTTCCCCGCGCGGGGAAACCTCCGGTAGCGTTGGCGGGGCTAACCAGACCACGAAAGGCGATACCTGATGAGCGACACCGAAACCCTTGACACCGAAGCTGAGGCGGAGAACGGGCAGGAGCCCTACGTCCCTGACCTGTCCGGCGATTCGGTTCGGCCCCTGACCGAGCTGCTGAACGATGGGCTGTTGGACACTGAGCTTGACCTGCCGGCGAAGGGCAGCAAGCCGTCTCTCGGGTTCGATGAGTGGTTCCGGCTCGGCGAGAACCTGCACCGGATCACGGCAGGGCATCAGTGGTGGTGGGGTGACTGGAAGCTCTACGGCGAGAAGTTCTGGCCTGAGGAGCACGCCCATGCCCTCGATCCGCACACGTTCGAGCCGAAGACGATGAGCAACTACGCCTACGTCGCCTCGAAAATACCTCGGGACAAGCGCACTTTCGACCTGTCCTGGTCGCACTACCGCGTCGCTGCTGACCTGGTCGACAGCCGCCAGCGTTGGGCGGCGCTCCGCAAGGCCGAGAAGGAGAGCTGGACGACCCGTGATCTGACGAAGTACGTGAGGGTGTTGCAGGGCAAGGCCGACCCTGACGACGATGACGGCGGCGAGGATCACGGCCCGAAGACTCACCGCACGTTCACGTTGTCGTTCACGGTGCACATCGAGGACGTTCATCAGGGTGAGATCATGTTCAACCGGGCTGTGGAGCTGGTGACGTTCGAGTCGGAGGAGCGGGGCGTCGAGATCACGAAGCTCACCAAGTCCGAGAAGTGATGCGCCTCTACGATGCGGTGATGAGCGTATGAGGCTCAGTGACGCTCAGCTCCGGTTCGCTCAAGCGCTGTGCGAAGCGATCGGTACCGACCCGGACCGGACCCGCAATGTCACTGTCCACATTCCCCACAACGACGTGTGGACAGTGACAGCTGAGGTCAGGTTGACCGACGACCAGATAGCCGCGTTGGCCCCAGGTCACACCGAACAGGACATCTGGTCGGATCTCCGGTTTGTGCCGGTCACAGACCGCAACCCTGATGGCGGTAACCCACCGGTCAAGATCGAATAAGGGAACATGCCAGCATCAAAAGCGAAGCGCGCCCAGGTAGCGGAACGCCGCCTGAAACTCATCGAAATGAGGATGAAAGGCGCCCGCTGGGACGAATGCGTGACCGCACTCGGCTACGGCAGCATCGCAGCCGCGTGCAAGGACCTGGTCCGTGCTTTGCAGCAACGCACCAACGATCTGGCGATCACAGCCAACGAGTACCGCACCCTGGAAATGGAGAAACTCGACCTCGCCGAACGGGTCTGCCACGACATTCTCGCCACGAAACACTACGTCTTCCAGGGCGGCGAATTGGTGCGGGGCGACCCGGACAGCACAGGCAAACCGAAACCGATGATCGACGACGCCCCGCTGTTGGCTGCGGTTGACCGGTTGTTGAAGATCCAGCATCGGCGGGCGAAGCTCCTGGATTTGGATTTGCAGGGGAGTCGTGAGCCGTTGGCGGGGCAGGTGGTGACCGTTCAGATTGGTGGGGTGGATCACTCGGCGATCACCGGCTGAAATCGTATAGCGTGTATAGCGCTCTGCTGGCTGGGTGCTATACACTGGTGTGGTGAGACAGATCAACTTCAGGATAGAAGAAGCGGACTGGGATCGATTCATGTCGGTGGTCGCATCGGAGCGTGGAAAGGTGTCGGACGTTCTCCGTGCTCTGGTGAAGGGCTACACCGGTGGCGGCGTTCCCCGCGCGGGGAAGGCAGAGCGGTCGCGCCGGGGGTCGGATGAGGTGACCCCGAGATTCAAGACAGGCAAGGGTCGATGAATGAACCTTTGGAGTGGTCGATAGACAGATCCGTGAACCCACCGGATAAGGCGTTTATCCAGTGGAAGGGCACCGATGTGTGCATGGACTTGACTTGTTTGGGGTGTGGGGAACGGCTCCACGTTCACGGCGATTTCGCTTACTACGTGCGCTGCCACGTTTGTGACCAGTTGCACTGTTTCGTTGGTTACCGTGCCAGCGACGCGAACCCGGAGGACGTGGCGACCGTGGACAGCATGCGATGACCGGTAGCGACCCGCTTGACGACGCTATCAATTCGATGGTGTTCTCTCCGGTGCCCCCGTCGTCCGACGGCTGCGAGTTGGTGGGGACGTTCGATGCTGGGGGCCGGTTGGACACCCCGAGCGAGTGGGCCGCCCGCATCAGTTGGGCGGTCACCACAGCGGCCGACTGTTACGGCCACAACCCTGATGACCCGGACGCCCCTGAGGGTTGGGCGCTTTATGATGCCGGTGAGGACGACCCGCCTATAGCGGTGTTCACGTTCAAGGAGGACGCGTTGATGGTGTGCGAGATCCTTCAGCGGGCTTCTACTGAAGCGACGTGAGCCGGTTCGTCGTCGGCGACGCTCTCGACGTCGTGCGGACCCTGCCTGACGCCTCGGTTGATCTGGTGGCCACCTCACCCCCGTTCCTGGCGCTCAGGGACTACGGCGCCATGCCGGGGCAATGGGGGCAAGAGCTGACCCCGGCCGCGTTTCTCGATCACCTCCTGACCCTGACGGTCGAGTTGCGCCGGGTGCTGGCACCGCACGGCAGCCTCGCCGTAGAGCTGGGCGACACGTACTCTGGCGCGGGCGGCGCTGGCGGCGACTACAACGCCGATGGCATGCGGGCCGGGCAACTCCGGTGGTCCGGCTCGGCCGCCAAGCGAGCCAAGCTCGGCCGCCAGGAGAACGACCGGCCGTCCCGCAGCGGACGCGGGGACGGCTGGCCCATCCCGAAATCGCTCTGTGGCACGCCGACCCTGTTCGCCTGGTCGCTGGCTTACGGACGGAACCTGCTCAACCCTGAGCACGAGTTCGAGCCGTGGCTTGTGCGCAACGTGATCGCGTGGGCACGCAACAACCCGCCGCGGGGGCGGCTAGCGGACAAGGTCGGACCGGCGACGTCCTACATAACGGTCGCCTGCCCGTCGGGTAAGCGCTGGTACGACCTCGACGCGGTACGTGCGGAGCCGGCGGCGCACACGCTGCGGTATCCCCGGGCCGCTGAGCACTACTCCAACGCAGGCTACAAGCCGGCAACACGCGGCGACCAGGGGCGCATATCCTCGAACGCAGGGAACCCCGCAGGCTCCCCCCCGCTTGATCACTGGCACGACGAGATCGACGGGGACCTGCTGTGGCTGATCAACACCCAAGGCTCCAGCCTGTCGCACTACGCGATGTGGCCCCCGACGCTGGCTGAGCGGTTAATCCTGATGATGTGCCCGGCCGAGGTGTGCCGAACGTGCAATGAACCGAGACGACGGGTTGTCGCCAGGGACACAGGGGCACTCGCTGCCAATGCACGCAAGCGGGGTCCGACCGGTGCAGACAATCGAGCCAGTGGAGGAAGCTTCTACAACGCTGCACACTTCCACTCTCCAAGGACATCTACCATCGGTTGGTCTGACTGCGGCCACGACGACTACCGGCCGGGTGTCGTGCTCGACCCGTTCTGCGGGACCGGTACGACCTTGGCGGTGGCTGAGGTCCACGGGCGGGACAGCATCGGCATCGACCTCGACCCCGCCAACGAATCGCTCCTCGGGCCCCGCAGGGACCAGGTCCGCAAGGCGTTGCTCGGCGTCTCACCTGAGGTGCCGGGCCAGCTAGATTTGGGTGTGTGACCGACGCTTTGGTTCATGCCTACACCCCGAGGGGCGCAGCCCGCGAGTTGTATCACTGCCGCGACGACGAGGTCCTGATAGCGGGCCCCGCCGGTACCGGTAAGTCGGTGGCGTGCCTCCACAAGGTCATGATGGCGTGCTTGTTGGTGCCCGGCTGCAAGACCCTAGTTCTGCGTAAGACGCTCACGTCGTTGGGTGCTTCCGCCCTGGATCTGTGGCGCAAGCACGTCGCGGCAGAGATCATCGCTAACGGGACGACCTGGTTCTTCGGTGGGAACAAAGAGGACCCGGCGCAGTACAAGTTTCTGAACGGGTCGATGATGGTGGTCGGCGGGCTCGACAAGCCGTCGAAGATCATGTCGACCGACTACGACCTGATCTATGTGTGCGAGGCGACCGAGTTGACGCTCGACGATTGGGAGATGATGACAACCCGGCTGCGTTCCGGGAATCTCCGGTTTCAGCAGCTCCTCGCGGATTGTAATCCTGCGGCTGATTCGCATTGGCTTTACCAGCGGTGCCTTGCCGGTCGGACGACGTTGCTGCGTTCGGTGCACACCGATAACCCGGTGCTGGTCGACGACAACGGGCAGGAAACCGAGACGGGTCGAGCGTATTTGGACAAGCTTCGCGGGTTGTCGGGGTTCCGGCGTGCCCGTTTGCTGGACGGGAAGTGGGTTGGTGCTGAGGGGATCATTTTCGAGGAGTGGTCCGAGGCTGGTCCCGGAGCGAATCTGGTTGACCGGTTCTATGTGCCTCGGTCGTGGCCCAGGTATTTGGTGATCGATTTCGGGTACAGGAACCCGTTCGTTGCTCAGTGGTGGGCGACCAACACGGACGGTCAGCTTTTCATGTACCGGGAGATTTATTTCACTGGTCGCAGGGTTGAGGAGCACTGCCAGCGGATCCTTGAGTTGCATCGCCGTGGCAACGAGCCGTGGTTCACGGCGATCATTTGTGATCACGATGCTGAGGACGCGGCGACGGTTGAGCATTGCCTGCAATCGGCGACGGTGAAAGCGAAGAAGGGGGTGACGGTCGGTATCGATTTGGTTAAGTCGAGGTTGGTGGCGAACGAGTTGGGTCGCCCTGGTTTGGTGATTATCCGGGATTCGACTGATGAGCGGGACCCGGCGTTGTATCCGGCTAAGCCGGCGTCGACGGTGGAGGAGTTCGGGGGGTATGTGTGGTTACCGGCGTCTGGTGATCGGGCGGCGAAGGAGGAACCGCGGAAGGAGAACGATCATGGCTGCCTGATTGCTGGCACCGCGGTGTCAACCTCGGTCGGGCCTGTCGCTATCGAGTTGGTTCGTCCCGGTGACTTGGTGCTGACCAGGGTCGGCCCTCGCGTGGTGTTGGCGAGTGGTATGACGTCGGAGAGAGCTGCCGTCTACCGCGTTGAGCTGTCAACGGGTGAGGCTCTGACGGGTACTGGCAACCACCCGGTTTGGGTGGACGGCGAAGGCTGGAAACGTCTTGATGCAGTGCGATATATGGATAGGCTCATGGTATGTCAAACAGCCAATCCGAATGCTTCAACGGGGTCATCTTCCGCCGCTACCCAGACTCCCCGAACTGGGCTGATCGCGAGTACTACACGCCGGGCATTGCCGACAGGCAGCGCGGCATCGGCCGCTTACACGAGGAGATCTGGAAGCAGGCGCATGGCGCCATCCCTGAGGGGTGCGAGATCCACCACGCCGACTACAACCCCGGCAACAACGAATTGGGCAACCTCGTCTGTCTCACCATTGCTGAGCACAAGGAAGCACACCGCGAGCGAGGGAGCGAACGGGCAAGGTCACCCGAGCATCGAGCCCATCTTGAGCGGATTAGGCCCCTTGCTGCCGAATGGCACCGTTCTGATGAAGGGCGGGCCTGGCACCGCGAGCACGCCGCGAAGCACCAGTTTGGCTACGCCGAGCCGCGGCCCGGGTTCTGTGAACAGTGTGGCGACCCTTACGAGACGACTAAGCCCGGTGGTGGGGATCGGTTTTGCTCCAACAGGTGCAAGAGCGCATGGCGACGGGCGAGCGGCGTCGACGACGAGCAGCGCTCGTGCGCCTATTGCCGCGCCGAGTTCACCGTTAACCGTTACAGCTCTCAGCGTTGCTGTGGGCGCACATGTGCTCAGCGTCTCCGCTCTGCCGGGGCGCGTGCCCGTGTTCAATCTGACGGTGGCTGATCAGGCGGAGTTCTTCGCTCAGGGTGTCCTGGTCCACAATTGTGATGCGTTGCGGTATATGGTCGCTCATTTGGATTGGCCGGTGTCGGGTGAGCCGGAGGTGGTTGGGGTGCGGCGGCCGGCTGCGAGGGCGTGACGGTTGCACTGTCTGTCACGGTCCGCTACAGTCGTGGCATGACGAACGGCAGGTTTGAGATGAGGCGGACAGGGACAGGGTGGTTGTGGGGGTTGCGGGACCCGGAGGGTGTCCTGCTGGCCAGCTCGCCCCCAGATGGCTTGCTCGGGCGGCGGGAGGCGCTGGTGGCGTGCCAGATGGTGAAGGACGCGGCGACGTGGGACGCTCCGGTGGAGATGGTCGATGAGTGAGCGACCGTCGATTGTGTGGGCTCAGGTTGTGCCGGGCCGCTATGAGGGCGCGTGCCGGTGGGCCGGTGAGGTCTGGGAGGCCGTGTGCGTGGTGGTGTCCACCAGCGACCATGGGTTTGCTGGTGCCAAGGGTTGGAAGGTTTTCGTCCTGCCGGCCGGTGTCCGCGGAGTAGCCGAGGAGCGGGCGGTTGCCCCGACGCTGAACCGTGCGAAGGTCGCTGCGGTTGAGCGGATCATGGCGTCGGCTGAGGCCCGGGCGAAGGGTGTCCCTGTTGGTGGTGGGGAAGTGAAGGCTGGTTGGGTTGACCCGGAGGTGTGGGCTGATGAGCACGACTGAGGTGTTCCCCGCGCGGGGAACCCTCGCCTTGAACCGGATGATCGAGGACGCGTTGGTGAAGATCGCCGTGGCGGTCGATGCCTGGTGTGCCCGTGTCCCGGCGGCTCAGGCTGAGGCCGAGCGGTCGATCACTGATCACCCGAGCTACACCATGCACGCCATCGACTCGGCTTTGCTGGTCCACGCCTTGAGTGTGGCGGCCGAACTTAGCAGCAAAGGAGAACGAGCGGGCGTCTGGGCTGAAGTCCGGAACGTCATTGAGGATGAGCTGATCGCCCGGCTGTTTGCGCTCGATCCCGAGAACCCGTTCTGATGAGCCGCGAACGTCCGCTCACCCCGCCCCGTGTCCGGCGATCCTGGCTGGCCGATTCGATTGCCGCGGTCCGTGACGATGTGCTCGCATGCTACGAGGTGGAGATCGATCGGAGCTTGTACGAGACGCGGCCGCCACCGAGCTGCCCGCCCAACGAGCACGAATGGGTCTGTAAATGCGGTGAGTTGGCGGCCGCGCACGACTTCGTTGATCCTCCTCACGCTCTGACTGGTGTGGGTTGTGGCTTGTGTCATCGGATGCTCGAAGACGTACCGGAGGGTGAGCAGTGAATCGCCCGGCGTTAAAGCATCGGGTTCCCGAGGTGGTGAGCTTGCCCCGTGATCTGTGGAACAGGCTCGACGTTGAGGCAGCTAAGCATGACGTGACCCGTGACTACCTGGTGGAGGGTTCTCCTAGATGGCTTGTACAACGGCGAGCACTTCACCGGGTGGTGAGCGTGTGCCCGAGGTCGTGCGGTTGCCGCGTGGTCTGTGGGGTGACCTGGACGTGGCCGCAGCCAGGCAGGGGATCACACGGGATTGGTTGATCGAGGTTGTGTTGAAGGCTGCCTACGACGGTGACCTTGATACCGCGATACCGGAGGGTGAGCGGTGATGGAGCTTGATCACACGGAGATAGCGGCACTGGTCGGCGACGACCCGGCCCTGGCCAGGGCTATGGATCGGTGGCTGGCGTTCTTGGCTTTGGATCCGGTGCGGCCCGACAACCTGCAAACCGTGTCGGCCCGCTTGAATATCGCCGGGATCCGCTGGGATGATCGCGGTGTGCTGGTGAAGTGCTACCCGCTGGACAACCGGAGGCGGGCGTACCGCGCCCCCGACGACCGTGAGAAGGCGGCGACGGTGTGGTGGCGGGTCCCGTCCCGGAATCAGCCGCCCCCGGAGCTGTGGGCCGCGGTCGAGCGGGAGGGCTGGTGAGCCGGGCTCGGTTGATACGGATCGCAGGACGCGGCTACGAGGTGCCGTTCGATGCGATCGATCCCAATACCACCAGGGCGGCCCTAGCGGTCCTGTGCGGCGCTAAGAGTGTCCGTGAGGTGTGCAGTGCTTGCGGGATCCGGTCGACCAGCGTGGGGTATCTGTGGCTGTCTAAGGCGAAGGCGGCCGGGTTAGTGGCGTGGGAGCCTGGCCGGCAGGGAACGTTGAGGTCTTTGGTCTTTGGTGTTCGTCCAGTACCTACAAGCGAGGAGTGAACGACATGGAAGTTGAGTTTATGGCAGTGATGTACGGGATCGGTGCGTTTGGGTGTGCTGGCCTGATCTGGTTGCTTGGCTTGCAGGCGGCGATTGAGTTGGCGGGATGCCGGGCGGAGGAGCGAGCGGTTGCTGTGTTCGCCGAACCCGAGGGTTCCCCGCGCGGGGAACCAGACGAGCCTGTCGGGTTGGCGCTGTACCTGTCCGAGCAGTTATCGGCGGTCGAGCAGGCTTTGGCCGACGCCCGGCAAGCCAACCGGCTCCTTGAGCGCCGGTTGTGGGTGAACCGTCCACCGGTGGCGACCCCGTTGACGCGGACACTCAACCGGTTCGGGTTGACTGAACGTCACCCGATCGTCGGTCGCCCAGCGCTCAGAGCGGCCTAGGGTGCAGATCAAGAACCGTGAGACGAAG